CACCGTGTCCCAAATCTGGCTCGTGATGGTGCTGCCGTTATTCCAGAGCCAGCGGCCACCCTTGGTACTGCCATGCTTGGCAATGTAGCGGTCACGGATTGCATGGAACACGGCCACATCCCACGACTGGGAAACGAGGTATGCGGACAGACTGCCGATGACGAAAATCCAGTTCTGCCCCAGCAGGGTTTGATAAGCATTGTCCATGACGGCATCCGTCGCAGGAAAAACGCCGGTGATCATAATGCAGGCGGTGGCAAAAATCTGGCCGATGAAGCCATACTTCACCACGCGCTGGGCTGTTGCCTTGCCCCAAATCTCGCCGATGATGTCTGTGCAGAGAAATGTGACGGCGTAGGTGATGGCACCGCCGCTCAAGGCCAGCTCGATGGGGCCGATATGCAGGCCGGTGGTAATGGTTCGTGCGCCGGTCACATTGGCAATGACGATGCTGATTGCAAACAACGTAATCAGAATCACCAAATTCTCGTTTGTCTTTTTCATTTTTGCTCCTATTCTTGTGAGCCTGCGGCTCGTGTATATTTCTGTTTGCAGATGGTGGCGCACAAGCTGGCTCTCGCTCCATAGAGAAGCGTTTTATCTGTCAGCTCTAGCCCCCTGCCCTCTGTAATGGTCCTCACCGCGGATAGCCGCTGTTCTATGAGGTCTTTTCGGAACTGATTGATATGTGCCTTTTGGTTTCCATCATCGAACCAGCCGTATTTAACCCCGGATAGCCAGCTGGTGCTGTCTGCGGAGGTACAGAAGCTGTTCTGTGCGATCATCTTCACATCGGTGCATCCCAAAAGGTGGATGTCGATCTCAGGTTTGCGGTTTTTGATGTAGTGGGTCAGATAGCGGGTGTCCTCCCGGAACGTCTTCGGCTTGATGATGCGCAGCTCCGGGATGCTCAGGGCTATGTAGTCGCTGAAATCTATCATGCTGTCCAGTCCCCGCATCCCATCCTCAAAATGGAATACGTTGATTTGGGGGTTATCCAGCAGCTTCTTCATCCGCTCCCGGAAGTACCACGCTTCCCTCACGCCCAGCACTTTCTGGCAGTCCAGCTCGACACAGGTGCATCGGAGATTGTTCTGCTGCACGAATGCTATGAGCTTGTCCTGCCACTCGGTCAGGCTTTCCAACGTCTGTGTCTGCCCTTTCCCGGCACCAAACATCAGCGTGAACAGGCCACTATCCTGTATCACATGGCGGTTGACTGTATCCTGCACACGGATTACATGGTCCGCCGGGAGCCGGAAATCATCATCCGGGCGGCACTTGAGAATGTACTTGTAACAGGAAAACAGCCGGTATTTGGTTTGTGCTGCCAGCAGAGCGGCGTAGAATATTTCTCCGCCGTCGCTCCCGGCAAAATGCGCTTTGATGTTGTTATCGAACAACTCGCGCACCCCCAAACCTATCTTCAAGGACGGTGCAGGATGTGGAGTTTTCAAACTGGTTCAAGATTTCAGCGGCGATGTCCTCACAAGAGCGCCGCCCAAAATGACAAGCGCCATCCTCATCCCCATACTTGGAGAGAAGATAGCGCTTGATTGCATTCTGTTGGCTGATGATTTCTATTTCACGGTTTGCATTGCGAACTGGAAACTCTGCCGTAATAAAAAAGATATGACGGTGCGAGTTTTTGAGATATGCGAGTTCTCCATCAGCCTCCGGCCAGCAGTGAAAGCCCTCCATCTGAAGTGCGCATATCACATACTGTGTCATGCCGCATCCTCCAGACGGTACGCAAAGCCCATGTCCTTGAGAACGTCCACGAGGGTGGATGCATCCTGTTCAGACAAATTAGGCACAATGACGGTCTTTTTCCCGCCGGGCTGGACTGCCTGCACCTCATTGGGTGCGGGTGCAGCGTTTGGGTGCATTTCTGCATCCTGTGCCGGGGCTTCCGGTGCAGGGGCGGCAGCGGGTTCCTCGGCCTTGGGCTTTGCCTGAACCCCGGAATCAAAGAAATTATTGATATAGGGTTCAGAGCCGGGAAGCTCGTACTCATGGCCGCTCTCCGCAAAGGATGCAACCAGTGCGTCAACCTCATGCTGGTCGAAGCCTGTCACCTCAACATCGAAGCCGGCAGAAAGATCCTGCAGGACGGCAGACAGCTTTTCATTGTCCCACTGGCCGCTGATTTTGTTCAGCGCCAGATTCAGGGCCTTTTCATCCTCAAGGGACAGCTGCACCACACTGACATCCACTTCCACCGCGCCGGTCGCCGCCAGCACTTTCAAGCGCTGGTGGCCACCAATCACGTTGCCAGTCTTCTCATTCCAGATGATAGGCTCAACACAGCCGTACTTTTCGATTGACCGGGCAATCTTCTGATATTCCGGGTCGCCGGGCTGCAAATCCTTTCTCGGATTGTAGGGTGCTGCATTGAGCAGGCTGATAGGTACTTTTCTGATTTCCATGAATTGCTCCTTATAATGACCTGCTTTCAGACAGCCCCGGCGGCGAACCGGGGATGACTGGAAGCACGATTTCCCGCGCAAAGGAGCAACGCGGGGCGAAAAATCCTCCTTCCCATAAAAATGGCGGCGCACATCAGATGATCTGCACCGCCCGGCTTTGTTTAGGATTTTGTAGCATAATAATACCATGCCTTGCGCCTTGCGTCATCAGAAAGCATTGGAAAGCATTCGTACCGATTGGAAGTCATTGGAACCCATCAGAAACCATTGGAAGTCATCTGACAAACTACGCTTTCCACCCGTGGCAGGCAAGCAAAAGAAAAAGCCGCTGAATCAGCATTTTCACACTGAAGCAGCGGCCTTTTAAATTTGGTTCAGGCTATCTTTTTGAGGTAATTATATGCCATCTTGCACACTCCGGCTTCGGTATAGTACCGTCCGAGTGTTCCTGCGATCTCTGCCCATGAGCGGCACCGCACGAAACGGAGCCTGAAAATCAGGCGCATCCGCGGGTCTGAAATCGACACGCAGAATTCTTCTATTGCTGGAAGCACCCTCTCGGCTTCGGCTTCAAGCTCTTTGATGCCGGCATCCAAATCTGCCAGGTCTGCGGCCAGATCACCAACCTTGTCACGAACACCGGGAGTATGGGGCATTCCTGACAGTGACGGGGATGCTGGCCCCATCTTCTGGCACATGTTCTCGTAGATTTCTTTGTCCTCATCAATCTGCTTGCGAAGCGTTAAGTATCTGGACAGCTCTTGCACCGTCATACCCGACCTCCAGTAATATGTGCGCGGCCTCCAATTTGTAGAGGTGCTACCTAATTATTTTAGCACATTTTACGGCAAAAATACAGGTCTTGCAGTCGGATTATTTACGGATGAACGGGCAATCCACGCCCAGCCAGATAGGCGGCTGTCCATTGCCGATCACCGAGAACCACAGCCGCCCGGTCAGCAGGAGCTTGATGCGCTCCCATAATGTAAGATGCCAGCAGGAGATCACCTGTCCCTCTCCCCGGAAAGCTGGAAGCGCTTCGCACTTGTCTTCCATGCCCTCCGGCGGGTTATAGGTGATGTTCTGCTCACGGAATGGAATAGGAGTCATGCGCTTTCCTTTCTGGCGCGAATCGTCACGCCCTTGGGGGTGATCGTCACGACCGCATTCAGCGCCCGCGCCGCATCCACCATCGTGTCCATCCGAGGATTTCCGTAGAGTTCCCTGTAGCCCATCAGGTTCCGTGCAGTATGCGGGGACAGCCCTGACTTCCGGCTAAACTCGCTGAGGGTCATCCCCCGGAGCTTGCGAATCTCATTCAGTGTCATCATCGGCCCTCCTAAGCGCCACGCTTTCTTCTTTCAGCCAGTCCTTGATGCAGTGGAAGCAATGTTCTCTGCTCCGGCAACGGCTCGTCTGCTTCCGCTGGACGAATTCACAGAGCAACTGGGTGAAGTTTTCCCGGATGTCTGCATCCGACATGGAGCGGATAAAGTCACCGTTGGTCATTTCTGCGGTTCCTCCATCAGCTCCATCAGCCGTTCTTTGGCGCGGGTCAGCACATCGATTTGCCGCCGGGCTTTCTTCTGTGCTGCCGGCATGGCCGCTTTCAGCGCCGGGGAGATTGCATTGAACACCGCCCCCGCATACCCCGGCATATTGGCTGTGCGCTCTGCATCGGAGATCAGCTCCTGCAAATCAGTGAGGAGCTGGACATCTTTTTGAAAATTTGACATCAGGCATCCCCCTTTATACATTCTGAAAGCGGTTGAAGCACTGGACGTTGTTGCAGAAGCGCTCTGTCCCAACAATTTTCAGCGGCTTACCGCAGTATGCGCAAAAGGTCGGACTCAGCTTCACGCTTATCGACCGCGGCGTTTCGGGTTCACTTTTCGTCCCACCATGCTGCATCAGGTTGATGCCGCACATGATGGAGCCGGGTTCAACTGCTTCCCAGCAGTACGCCCTCGCCTTGCATATAGAACAATCTCTCATATTGCCATCACCCCACTTAAATCAGGAATGCAGGGATGAGAAGAAACCAGAGGTATCTTCCATCCCTTGTCACATAAACAGAAATGGAGATTGCAACGCACACAGCAATCCACTTTATGACATCGGTAATCTGAATCCACTTCATTCCGAATCCCTCCTTTCCTCCACATAGCACCAGCTCTGCGGCGCTTCATACAGGGTGCAGCCATTGACTGCACAGGTGGGCGGCTCCATATAGTTGCCAGACGGTTGATAGTTCTCGCAGTCTGCATTGCCGCAAACACCAGTCCCGTTCATGCCACAGAAACCGTGGCGGGAAAAGTCCTCCAGCTTGAGCGGCTCCTCGTAGAGCTTCAGCTGAGAGATCTGCCAGCCGTATACCGGCTCACCCTGCGCATACTTTACGATTTCATCAAGGGTCAGGCAGCTTTCATACAATGCAGGGAAGCGCTTGATGCTGATGCCCTTGCCGATCGGCCTGAACACATCAAATCCGATGCAGACGAACTCACCGAAAACAAGGCCGCTCCCACGACCGCCATCCATGGTCTCATAGATATAAACCTTGAACGGCACTTCCAGCTTCGGGCAGGTCTTGCGGACCTCAACCGTCTTGCGCCCCCGCCGGATCAGGTCACACCACTTGGGCTTGATGCTGATAAGGACTGCTTTCATGTGCTCACCTCTTCTTCCAAATATTTTTTATCGTAAAACATTCCGTCCTCGGAAATGTCAAACTCCTCATGCTCCCAGTATGCGCCGCAAAAACTGCCGCATGATGCTGTCATCGAATTTATGGGACCGGCATCGGTGACGATGTACCGTTTGGACAGTTTCCCGTTCATCAGAACTTTGTAATCTCGTGATGTCTGATAATACTCGGAAACTATAATTTCCCCGCCGCACAAAGGGCATCGAGCACGGATTGCTTCTTTCACTTCCTGTCCACCTCCGCGCACGCCTTGCGGCACATCTCGCACTTTTTGTACGGTTCATCAAGCCAGCAGTTGAATAACAGGCACTTAGGTTTTCTATATTCCGGCGGTGCCTTATTTCCGTGTGTCTGGGTACGAATTGCATGGTACTTGCACACTTCTTCTCCCCAAAAGTCCCCACCGAAACTGCATTTTCCATATTCCGGTGACACTTCATGCGAAACTGTGATGGTTTTTTCTTTCATTGCTTTTCTTCCTCCGGCGGCTCCAGCAGCGGCACCCACAAGTGTCATTGCTTCCGCCCTCATTCATGGTACATACGCTTGTTGCGGTCCCACTTCATCGTGACCGGGTTGCCGCACTTGCAGGGCACCGTGATTTCGGGGTCTTCCAGATTGGTGCGGCCGTGGGCTTCAAAGTCACAGCAGGGGCAGGTGAAATCATACCGTGTCAGGTTGTCCAGCTGAACTTCCCCG